TTAATATGTATAAGTCTTTAAACGAGCAAAACTTTTTGGAATACCATGTATCTCAGCAACTTCTTGGATTGATAAATTAGTATTTTCGTAATCAAAAATCATGTCATCAGATAATAAAAGTTCAACAGCGAATGTATTTGCTTCAACTTCTAAGCGATCCACAGAGAAAAGAGTTTGATTTCTCAAAAATGGGGTGTTTGCTTTTGGATGAAGTAGCGCATGACCAAGTTCATGCGCACATACAAACCGTTGTGTAATTTCATCTATTTGATTGTTTATATGGATAAACTTCATTCTTTTATAAGTGCTATAAAATCCAAGTGTATTTCCTAGGTTTTCAAACATAACGCTGATATTTTTATGGCTAGCAATTTCGAATGGATTGGTTGTTTGGTGTTTTTCTGCGATGTATAGTACGTATTCTTTAATGTCCATATCAATTCACTCCATTCATTATTTTTTATACTTGTTTGGAGTGAATTTTTGTTTTGCCATTTTTTTAGCCATCCGCATAGATTTTTCAAGTGACATACGAATTAATTCTTTTGTATCGTCATCGATAGGTTCGCCATCAAACATTAATGCATCTTCACTATTATCTAATTGCTCTAGAGTTCTTTCTAGATCACGAGCTATATCACGTTCTTCTTTTTTGCTAAGTTGAATTTCTTCCTTCGCATCACTAAGTAAAAAGTCTACTGATACATTAAAAAAATCAGCAATTTCTAATAGGCGAGATTTTCTTGGTAACCGATCATCACTATTCTCATAATGAGTTATAGATGAACGAGGGATATTTAATTTTAAAGCCAGTTCTTCTTGAGAAAGTCCTTTCCCCTCTCTTAACTCTTTTAATTTTTTTGAAAAAGCCATTTCTATAACCCTCCTTTATGAATTATATTTTATCATTTGATGTGCGTAAAAAAAACAGTGCGTAAAACGAACTTTTGTGTTGACATGTGCGTTTTAAGAACGTATTATAGGTTTATAAGGTTCGGAAAACGAACAAAAAAGGGGCCGATGAATTGAACCAAATTACTAAACTTAGGAAACAAAAGGCTATAACTCAAGAAGAACTAGCAGTTAAGGTTGGAATTACTAGAGCGTATTTATCTAATTTAGAAAACGGTAAACATAAACCGTCTTTAGATGTTGCTTTAAAAATATCAGAAGTATTAGGGAGTTCTGTAGAAAAAATTTTTAAAACGTAAGTGCGAAAAACGAACGGTAATAACGCAGAAAAGTAGGTGGAAACATGTCAGTAATCAAACAAGCATCTTCTGTTAAAGACACCAAGACAATTAAGTCCGGAAACGTAACAATAGTAATTCATTCAAACTTAGTTAATATGTCGTCAGAAGAACGAAAACATTGGTTTCAAAAAGAACAAGAAAATAAAAATCCAGTTCTTATGCGACTCAATGAAGTCATTCATAAAATCAATATGGAAGTATCCGCTAATTAATATTTTAATACCTTAACAACTTAATATGGAGGCGAACGAATATGGGAACAAGTATATATAGTAATTCATCAATAGGCGCGTTATTACAAGGAGCTAGAGAAAGTTGTGAAGATGAAACGTTAACAACGAAGAAAGGACTTGCATCGTATCTTGGAATTACATATGAACGCTTGAAAAATATTGAGGCTGGTACTTCACAAGTTCCATTTGAACTAGCGATGGATTGGTGTGATGCAACGAGGGCGCCATTAAACAAGCAGGCGATTAAACATATATACGGTGTTGGATTACCGCCTACAGATCCACGTTTGACGAGTGATGTGAACTTACAGATTATGAATTATATCAAGCAAGCTGAGGACGGCATTAAAGCAGCAAAAGAGATTATGAAATTGCAAGTCACAACAAGATCTTGGCAAATGAATGATTCAAAGAAAAAAGAATACGTGCAGCATGCTAAAGAGGTATATGACATGATACAAGCGACTCAATGTGTCATTCAAGCATTAGAGGGTGTACATCCAGGATTGCTTGAGGAAGTAAGAGGTAATTGGTTAAGAAAAGCCATTTCAGATAATGTGGTTGTTCATTCGGTTGAGAGTTTATTGAAGTTATCAAAAGTAATGTAAGGAGGAATAACAGTGACAGTGGATTATATAAACCCTAGTTTGGAAGAGTATAAAAAGTTAGTACGTCTTGATGCAAAGCTAGCAGGTGAAATTAAATTAGCGGAAACATTCGCGGAGGATGAAAACTTAGAGGAATTAAAAAGAGAGAAGAAACTAATTGGAATTCGAATCAAAATTATAGAAGCTTCATTTGTTTTAAAGCATAAATGGGTAAAAGAAAAAGCTACCGCCTAGGAAACAGTAGCCTTAACAAAAATATGATAAAGCAATTATAACATTATATAAATCATTTGGACAAGCACTGTGCTTGTCGTTATGACCAGAAAGGGATTGTTCCTCCCATCCCCTTACAATAAGCCTTTCTGGTTGTAACGATGCGTACAGCATCAATGAGTAATAGAAAGAGGTGAGACCTATGAAAACTCAATATAATCGTTTAGCTGAATTGGTTCTTCCAAAGGATCTTGAGTTTGCGAATGAGTTACATGATTGTATGGTGACTTGTGTTCATAACGTATTTAACGCTCAAACAAAAGAAGAAGCGGATCGATGGGATGAAGAATTAATTCGTTGTTCAAAAGACTTTATGGAGCTTCGTGAAGCAAAACAAGATTATGAGGCATCGAAAAGTTACCGTGTAATCATAACGGATTTTCGAGCGAGAGGAATCAATGCTTCATTAGTTACTCGAAAGAAATAAAAAAATCTATCACTTTGCAGAGTGATAGATCAATAAATGGCTTTAATAATTTTAGTTAGGATAATTATACCAAATGAGAAGCTGTATAACAATGGAGTGTGTTGCATGCTTTTAGACAAATCATTACATAGAGTGTTGCTGAATCCTAAACTTCTTCAGCAATCGACATCAGAGCAGCACCTTATCTACTTAGTAAAGCAATATCTCAAAACAGGATATAAGAATTATCGCTTATTACGTGTAGAGGACGGATTCGCGATATGTAAACGGGAGGATGAATAATATGGCGGTTTATAGACAAGTACAAGTTTCTTTTTGGCAGGATGCAAAAGTTATTGAGGAAATGACTCCAGAAGATAAGTTGTTTAATCTGTATCTTTTAACTAATCCACGTACTACACAAATAGGAGTTTACCAAATTACGAAAAAGCAAATGGCTTTTGATTTAGGTTACTCAATGGAAAGTGTTAATGCGCTATTAGATCGATTTGAAAAGCATCACAAATTAGTTAAGTATAATCCAGAAACACGAGAGCTAGCCATTATTAATTGGGGGAAATACAACCTCAATAGAGGTGGGAAGCCAGTAGAAGATTGTATTCGTAAAGAACTAGATGGAGTAGGAGATACTAGCCTAGTAGCTTTAGTAGCAGCAAAAGTTAAAAACGATAAAATTCGTGCTATTTTTGAAGAATTTCTTCATGCTAACGATACGTCCGACGATACGTCAACGACAGGTGGACAAGAAGAAGAAAAAGAAGAAGAAAAAGAAGAACAACAACAAGAAGAACGCACAAGCGCGGAAGAAGTTGTTGCGGTTAATCCAATTACTTTTTACGAGCAGAACTTTGGATTCATTACACCTTATATCGCAGATGGTATTCACGGATGGATAGATGATTTAAATGCAGAGCTTGTTGTAAAAGCTATGGAAATTGCTTTAGAGAAAAACACTAGAAATATGAATTACGTAAATACGATTTTAAGAGATTGGCATCTTAAAGGCTTAAAAACAGTAGCAGACGTTGAAACCGCTGATAAAGAATTTCGTGCTCAACGATATGCAAAAGCACAACAGTCGTCACAAGTACCTTACCAACAAAAAGGCTTATCGGAATCTACTAAAAACGTGATACAACAGCAAGAATCATGGGAACAAAACATTCCAACGGATGAAGAACTTGCAGCACTTAATCAACAGAATGGATGGTTGATTCAATGAGTAACGATATGATTCGTAACGTAGAAGCTGAACAAAGTGTTTTAGGTAGCATTATTCAAGAAGGCGATTTAATTAAAGATTGCCAGCTAAAAGCAAAACAGTTTTCTTTACCAACACATCAAGTGATTTTTAAAGCGATGAGAGAGCTAGAGGATGCTGAGGCTCCGATAGATCTTGTTGCTCTCATTGGAAAATTCGATGAAGGATTTATGCATCAAATTGGCGGGATTGAATTCTTTGTAAATCTAACAGAAGTTGTAACCACAACTAAAAACTTTTCATATCACGAAGGGCTGGTGATTGAAGCTTGGAAGATGAGACATGCTCAAGAGGTTGCTGGTAACTTATATAACCGTCTTCAGCAAGATAAAGATATGAGCGCAATTAGTACTTCGATTGATGAACTAAGCGCCATTGAAGAAACAGGTTATTCAGATGAATTTAATTTAAAAGAAACACTTGTGGATCTGTATAAGGAAATGCAAGTTGATGTAGGTGATTTAACTGGTATACCAACTGGTTACGATGATTTAAATAGAATGACGGCTGGATTACAAGAAGGTGATTTAATCATTGTTGGCGCTCGACCTTCAATGGGGAAAACAGCATTTGTATTAAACGTCGCTTTTCATGCAGCCAGTGCCCATACAGCAACAGGGGTATTTTCGCTAGAGATGGGAGAAAAGCAATTAATTAAGCGAATGATCTCAAGTACTGGAAATGTAGATGCTACGAAATTGAAGAATCCTAAAAAGCTTTGCAATTTAAAGGATTGGGAGAAGATTAGTCAGGCGATGGGATTGATAAATGACTTGCCATTAGAAATTTACGATAAAGCAAATGTCACGATGCAAGAGATTTACGCTAAAACTAGGAAGCTAAAGCGTAAGCACCCTGATAAAAAAGTTTTAATCGCAATTGATTATTTACAGCTTATTGTAGGTGATCCCAAGCATAAAGGAAATCGCATGCAAGAAATTGGAGAAATTAGCCGCAAGTTAAAACTTATGGCCCGAGAGCTAAACGTATGCGTGGTTGCATTATCGCAGTTAAGTCGTGCTGTTGAGAGCAGGCAGGATAAAAGGCCCTTACTCTCAGACTTACGTGAAAATGGACAAATTGAGCAAGATGCGGACTTAATCGCGTTCTTATATCGTGAAGATTACTATGACCGTGAAACCGAAAATAAAAACATTACAGAAATCATTTTAGCAAAACAGAGAAATGGTCCAGTAGGTGTTGTGGAATTAGCATTCATTAAAGAATTTAGTAAGTTTGTAGGCTTAGAACGAAAGTTTGATAGACAACAGGAGGCTTAATAATGCTATTACGTCAGGAAGTAGAGCGAAGAAAGTTAGCAATTATTCGTAAATTATTAGACCTTGGATTATCAGAAATTAATGGCCAGACATTAGATCAACTAACATTAACGCAGCTAGAGGGAATATTAATCGCAAGCTTGCAAGTATTGGAGAGAAGCAATGGTGCCCAAGCAACTAACAATCTTTGATGTGGAATCAGTCGTATCATTTGATCCTAAGAAAGCGCATATTCATCGCGTGAACTCAAAACTACGGTATGCAGATGTAGTTGTGCAAATACCACGTCAAGCTAAAGCAATTGAGGAATTAAAACCGACGACAGCACCCGATGAACGCTATGAGTTATTTGAAGAGTATGCGATTGGAATTTGGCGTTATAAACGAGCGGAGGATAAACAATTTGTATGGGAAGAAGCTGAAGAAATTTGTAAGCGGGCAAGAGATGAAAAAGAGCCGATTCCAATTCGGCTCCATCTATCATCGGAACAATCATTTGTTCCAGAAAATGTTTTGCAATATTTATAGACAAATAAAAAAAGCTGAGATCACTCTCAACTTACTCGACAAAGTAATTATAACACATTTGGGAGTGGTTTCGGTGGCAATTATCAAAGAAAATATTGCGGAAATGACAGCTGAAATAGATTTAAAAACGAATGGTATTTACATCGTTAAAAATGGTCAAGTTCAATTAATCCAACCACCTCAAGGTGGATTTGGTGAACAATCATTTACTTATAAAGACGGAAAAGTAATTCGCATGGACGAAAGAAAAACTCAGTTAATTTAATATACGATTAAAAATCTTGTGAGAAATGAGGGGCTATAGAAATGGAAGAAAAACAAACTGAAAAAATAAAGACACATATAAAAATATCGATACCTATAGGTGACGATGAATCTATAAAAGAAGAAATTCAAAGGTGCCTTAGAGAAACTCAAGACATTTCTCAAATAGAAATAGAACGTCTTGAGTTTGAAATTGAACTTCACAAAAAGTATGTAAGTTATTCAAGATAACTTAGATGAAATGTTTGATTATAGATTGAGCAACATTCTGCATGGTATTAGCGGTGTCGTTAAGGTGAGAATGCTTAACAGTTGTATAAACTAAATCTTGAGAATATCCGAAATTAATAGTATGGGATTCTTCAAATAAATTGTTATTAAAGTCCTCGTATGTAATTTTTACATTAACTATATCATCCATTTCGGACGGTACGGCAGTCATAAATTTTTGGTTTGGTGCTATGAGGCTATTAGTGATTGAGTCAATCGTGCCATTACGCCCAAGATCTGGCAAACTCTTATTAAACTCAATATTAATAATTCGTGCACCTGATTTGCCGAAATTTTTAATAATAAAGTATTTCGCTTGAAAACCTGTATCAATTGCAGATACAAAACATGTGACATAAGGTCGATTTGCCTCTTCGATAGATTTTCGAGTTAACTTTAATGATTTTAATGCTATAAAAATGGATGTAATAGCGACAAGTGTTGAAACGATTATTCCAGATATTTGTATCCAATCTGAAATCTTCATAAGTATCACCTCCTCTCTATGGGGAATTATACCAGGATTTAGTAGAGAAGCTAGTCACAAGTGTACTGATGTGAAGTAAGACCAAATTTGAATTTTGTATAAAAAGGAGATGTGAAATATGAAAGATGTGAAAATCGAATACATCGAAAATAAAGCTAGAATTACTGTAGATGGTAAGGAAATTGCATTTGCTACTAATACGATTACAAAGAAAGTAGCAGAGAGTTTATTAATAAATTTAGATCAAGCTGGAGCTATTAATCTAATCATTGAAAACTAAACCAAAGCGTTATTTTAATCGAAAAGGGGAATGGAAATGAAACCTACATTTGAAATGATAAAGAATGAAAATGGTGGCGTAGAGATGACATATACAACGAGTGGAGGTAAGCAATCATCCACTTACTTTCCCAGCCCTCCAGAAGATATAGATCATGTTTGTATAAATTACATGAAAGGGCGCTTTGGAAACGTTAGAACGTGGAAACAAGTTGATTTTATAAAACGTAAATACAAAGAAGCGTATCAAATGGCTTTCGGTGTAGTTGATGAATTAAAAATAGGCGACAAAGTAGTGATGCATACATGCGGAGAAGCGGATCACTATAACGGTAAAATTTGGACTTGTCGAACAGATCAATTCAAAGCAAGTAACGGCTCACAAGTGGTGTTTTTAGAAGGATTTAGCGGTTACTTCTTAGTTAGGTACTTGCAACGTGTGAGTTTATTAGAAAACTAAACAAAATAGTTATTTGACACAACAAAGTGGTCAGCTTAACTAGCTAACCACTTGTTGTACAAAAGAAACTAGGCCCTACAAGTACAGATATGTAACTTAAAGTTACAGCTATAGTATAAACGGGATTGGAAATGTTATGCGGGGTAGAAGTAACCTGAATTTTATTTTGTAACAAGAGGAGATAAAAAGAGCACCATGGGAGAAAGGTACTCTTTGAAATGTGTAAAGACTATTAATTCGTTATTTTAATTGGTTAAGCCCCTTGAAGGGCGCTTCAAGGGGCTTAGATTCGAGAACTTTTAAACTCTTGTTTAATTACATGAAAACTCCTTAAGGAGAATCTATGGTATTTTAACACTCAACTGATTATTTTGACAACTATATATTGATAAAAGAAACCCCGATTGTCGGCGGGGCTTCTAAGGGTAAATGTCAAGCAATGACGTACTCGACTAATTAACCATATCATGAATTTTTTGGTAAAAATACTGGTAAATGTGTCCAAATTTTATGGCCATTAATCTGAATGAAGAGGCTATTTTAGTTGTAGTTAGACAAAAAGGACCCACTATAAATAGCAGGCCCTTTCCTAAAATGGCAAAGAGTAACTCTTACCTTACTCTTCCACTATATAATACACCATATTTGACTGTTTGTGTAGAAAAATGTCGAAAAATGAAATGTTTTATATCAATTATAAGAAAACAAAGAAGCGAGAGTGATAATTGAACAAAAACGCTATTTGACACAACAAAGCAGCTAGCTGAAGTAGCTAACTGCTCTGTCGTACAATTTTAGAAGTACAACTAGATACAGATATATGTTGTAACAAAAAGTTACAACTATATTATAAACAAATATCAAAATATTATGCAGGTAAGATAACTAAACAAAAATTTCATTTTGTTGAAAAGGGGAATGGATATGGAAAAGTGGCCTGAAGAAAGAATTGAAGCTTATAAAAGATATGTGACAAATGAAGATAAAAACATTGAATTGTTTGAACGCCAATTGGAATACAAACAAAAAGAAATTCAATGCTTACAGAGAGCAATTAAAAGAGCTTCACAAAGAAGAGAGTCAGATGCTTTAGAATTGCGTAATCAAGGGTGGGAATTAACAGAACAAGGCTGGAATAATACGAAATAAAAGAGCAGCTAGCAAAAGCTAACTGCTCCTTTTGACAAAAGATTCCGGGCTGCCAACACTGTTAAGAAAGCAGCTTATAGATAGTATGCACAAAGTTGTGCTAATTATTCAAATGAATAAAGGACAGTTAGCGAAAACTAACTGTCCAACCCTTAAAGAAAGGGAGGAATTAATGGGTATATAAAAATTCCTCCATCTACAGTATTGACGGAATATTGAGTTTTATTCAGGGGAGGAAGAGGGAAATGAAAGAAATTAAGTTTCGTGCATGGGATAAAGTATATAAGCATTTTCACGAAGGAGACCTTATCAGAGACTACCACATCGGTGAATTTATTGATAATCCAGAATACGAAGTAACTCAATACACAGGATTAAAAGATAAAAACGGCACTGATATCTATGAGGGTGACATTGTAAAAGCTTGGTCTACTGGTTCATACGGTACATTCGAGGTTCGTTGGAGACAAGATGGTTCGCCTTGTTTCATTTTATATCCAGCGTTTCAACATGGAGAGATGTGGAGATTGCATGGGGTGAAAGATAAAGATGGTAATTATTACGACGATGTAGAGGTTGTAGGGAATATCTATGAAAATCCTGAACTGATCAAAAACTAAACAAAATAATCCTTTGGCGATAAAATGATAATTTTTCGCCACAAGTGGAGAAAAAGAAGATTTAGAAATTATTAAGTAAAATCCTTTGAAAAGTTAAAAAAATGCAAGAAAATGATATAATAATAGCAATTAAACATTTAGTCCTACTGGAAGAACCAGCGGACACTGAACTACAAAGAGCATTAGTGATATTGCTCTGTAGTTTGGTGTCCGCTTTTTTTATTTTGCTTAGAGGTGATGGGAATGAAAAAGATTCGTAATCAGCAGCAAAAGGAACAGAATAGGCAGCGTAAGAAAGAAAAATTAAGTGTTCGAGATATAGAGGAATTAATGGGCATTCGTAGACCAAGATATGAGCGTGGTCATGGCGGTGCTTTTAGACAAAAATAAAAAATTGGAGGAATTAATGTGAATAAACAATTAGAATTTCAAATGCCTGTTATTGATGAGGAAAAGACAAAGGATTCAGTAGAAGAAGTATTTGAAGAGTACAGACGATATTTAGCGATGTTACCGAGTGATTTACTTCCTAAAGTAACACCATCGTATTCAATTGTTCCTCCATGTGTAACGAATGAATTTAATAGCTCTACAGAAAATATTGCTATTGAGAGAATTCAATTTGAAGAAGCTAGAGAAAGGTTCATGAAATGGATTCATAGGGCAGTTAATAGATTACCAAAGAGAGAAAGAAAAATTATATATATGTATTATATGGAAGAGTATAAAGGGTACGATCCAGACATAATGGATGAAGTTAAATTAGGTAGAACTACATATTACAAAGTGAAAGGGAAAGCTCTATTACGTTTGGCCTTTAGTTTACGAAAAGAAGTGTTTAAGCAAAGTACACAAAACGGAGAGGTAGAAACAGCATGAACATTGTACAGCCGATTCGAAATAAAGAGATTATCCAAGAGATAAAGGAATTCTATAAGAAGCAGAATGAGAGAAACTACATTCTGTTTCTTCTTGGTATTAATACAGGCTTTAGGATATCAGATATATTGCGCTTGCGTGTTCGTGATGTAGAGGGATGGAATATTGTTATACGTGAAAAGAAGACGAGGAAAATAAAAGATATTAAGATGCCATCAGAATTAAAGAAGGCAATTCGCGATTATACAAAAGGAAAGCCGAAAACCGAGTATTTGATCAAAAGTCGGAACGGGAAAAATAAGCCAATTACAAGGGCAATGGCTTATGTGATACTAAATCAAGCGGCGCAAGAGTTTGGATTAGAACGTATTGGGACACATTCTTTACGTAAAACGTACGGATATCATCATTATCAACAGTTTAGAGATGTAGCGGTTTTACAGCAAATGCTAAATCATACAGAGCAAAAAGAAACATTGAGATATATCGGAATTGAACAAGATACATTAAATGATTATCAAAGGAAATTTAAAATCTAATTTCTTTCTTTTTTTATCAATTTTTGAATTAGCTACAAACTGAACGTGTCAAATTCATTTCTGTAATAATACATGAAGGCTTGATACATATGAGGTAAATGCGTACAGGTGAATTTAACACACTCTAGTTTATAGCTAATTCATTTACAAGGATTAAAGAGAATATTTATTCAAAACTATACGAAAAGAGGCTGAAAAAACGATGAGGAAAATAACAGGAAGTATTGATGGGTTAAATTGTGGTTCAGTAATTTATGATGAAGTGGAGCAGAACTTGCGAGAAACATTGGAAAGCGATACAGAAGCAAGACAAGCATTTCTTTCTCCGATTATTAAGGGGGCAGGTGATGATATTCAATTAATAGGAGGTATTGATTGGAGTTCTGGTAAAGATTGGTCAGTCATAGTAAGACATCCAAGATTGTTAGCTAAAAAGAAGAAATGAAAAACGCGAACTATTCGTGAACTATTTGCGAACTATTTACGGACACGTTTTGGTTTTTAACATGATATATTTGTATTGTGAGAAGTGGCGGAAAACATTTCTCACAAAATTCCTGATAATGAAAATGGATCGTCATGACCGGTGGCGATGGTTGCAGATTGGATGGATAGTTGTTTCTTGATTTCACATTCAATTGCAATTTATGTTATTCAAGCGAAGAAGGGCTTTTGCTCTTCTTCCAGTTACTTAATAAGATTGGCGCAGATGAAGGCAACAACATTAGGTGATTGGAAAAAGAATAAAACTTCACGTACCACAATTAAAATACAAATGAATTATTGAGAGAAAAGCATCCATTCGGGTGCTTTTTATTTTTGAGGAGGATGAAGGGTGGAAACTAAAACATTAGTACTTAAACCTGTAAAGCAATATAAGATTGATCCGAATAAAATCCAATCATTAGATGATGTGATTTCTATTTTGAAAAATGTAACGATATATGTGAATGGTGAAGAAGCATTAGAAGGTCTTGAACATTTAATTGAAAAGGATAATGAGCAATGCAATTAACTAAACTTGAAAATGCGATTGCTATCGGTACAATCCTTAATGCTATTGGTGAAGAGAATCTTAAAGATTACGTGGAATTAGAATCATTGCGACCAGTAGTTAAAGAATTAAATAGGTTAAACAAAAGAACGAAGCCGAAAGAAAAGAAAGAAGCGATAACAAGTTTAATAGGCAAGTTAATGAGTGAGGTGTGAGATATGGAAACACATGAGCTTATTCAGTTAATAAGAGATAACAAGCTTATGAAGTTCTATAAGTCTAGGGAATGGCGTGAACTAAGGCTCAAGGCATTAAAGAGAGATAACTTTGAATGTTGTATGTGTAGAGATAAAGGGAAGTATCGTAAGGCTGATTGTGTTCATCACATCAAGGAAGTGAAAGAATATCCAGAGCTTGCTTTAACATTTGATAACCTTATGTCTCTATGTAATACATGTCATAACGAAGTACATGACCGTTTAAGGGCACAGGACAAGCTACCAGCGTTTGTTAATGAAGAGAGATGGTAAAACATGATAATAAACGATAACGGTCGTGAGTACGACACTGAGTATCTTGAAAGAGTAGCAACGTTAGAACCTGAGGATAGAACAAGTGTAGAGCGAGACATCTTTAATGCTGGTGCTCGTTTTATTTATTATAGGTACACTCAAATCAGAGACATTATCAATCGTAATAAATGTAATAACTTAACGATTGATAAAGTGAAACAACTTTTAGATATAGATAGAGTTCAAATGTTCTTGCCAATTTCAGAAGAAGAAATAAATTATACTATTTCTTTTGTTGAAAGATATATACGAATTAAATAAGTCCCCCCCTTAAAATAAAATCGACTTTCTTTCGGGGGAGCTTTCAACGGGAGGGGGAGAGCGGTTAAAACATTTTTGCGAATTAAAAAGTAAGAGGGGGGGTACTTGTGCGAAAACTATCAAAAAAAGCACAGGTAAAGCAAGATTTATTACAACAATTGGAAAACAGTGGTTTGCATGGTATGCACTACATTGATCTTGTTGATGATTACATGACATTGTTTGATGCGAAAAATAAGTTAGCAAGAGAAATGAAAAAGAATGGACCTATGATTGAATGGCAAAACAGTGAGAGTCAAAAGGGAGTCAAGGCTAATCCAGCTACAAAAGAATTTCGTGAGACAAACAAGCGCATGACGGAATTATTGAAAGTGCTTGGCTTGAAAGAACCAATATATGATGAAGGTACTGATGACGATGACATCTAGATTTCCAACTACATATCAATATCATCCATACATCGATGAGTATATGCGCATGGTTGAGAATGGAGAAATTCAAAGTTGCAAAGAACAAAAGCTACTTATGAAGTTTCTTCGTTGGAAGTTAGACCAACCAGGTGTGGTGATTGATTCAGAGGCTATTGAAAAATCAGTAGAGAAGCCAGCCCCTTACTTTCCTTTTTCTCTTTTTGCTTGGCAGAGGTTCTGTAATGCGTTTATTTACGGTGTGCGTTATGCAGATGGTCGTCTTATGTTTGACAGGTATTTGTTATTACTTGGTCGTGGGGCAGGTAAAAACGGATATATCAGTTATGATTGCTTTTATATGTTAAGTGGTCATCATGGAATTAAAAATTATGATATAGACATTGTGGCGACTTCAGAAGATCAGGCGAAAACATCATTCGAAGATGTGTTAAATATTTTAGAAACTCCTAAATTTGCAAGAAAGTTAAAAAAAGTTTTTTACAAATCAAAAATACTCATTAAACATATAAAAACAAAGTCTAAGTTTGAATTTAATACGTCAAATGCTCGTACGAAAGATGGTAAGCGAAGTGGAACTGTTATATTTGATGAGTTACATGAGTATGAGGACTATTCGAATATAAAAGTCTTTACATCCGGCCTAGGTAAAAAGAAGGACCCAAGGATTTTCTATATTACGACAGATGGAAATGTTCGTGGTGGAGTGCTGGATGATATGAAAGAAGAAGCACAAATGGTTTTGAATAAAGAATTACCGGACTCTACACTATTTCCTTTTATATGCAAACTGGATGAGGAACAAGAAGTTCATGATGAGTCAATGTGGGAAAAGGCAAATCCTTCATATCGATATAATGAAAATTTACAGCATAAAATGCGTAAAGAATATCACGATATGAAACGCAATAGTGCATTGCGAATTGAGTTCATGACAAAAAGAATGAATTTACCTGTCGAGGATACAAGGAAAGAAGTCGCTACCTATGAGGAAAGGTTAGCTACAGAGCAGCCATTTCCTGACGATATCCAAGGAATAGAATGTATAGGAGCTGTTGACTTTGCGCAAATACGCGACTTTTGTTCAGTAGGGATTTTATTTAAAAAAGACGGGAAACGTTATTGGATGCAACATACATTCATGCATCATACAGCTCCTAAATTACAAGACATTAATCAAGACATAATTAAAATAGCTATTGAAAAAGGTCTGTTAACGGTTGTATATGATAAATCAATAAGTGCAGAACATGTATTAAATTGGTTTATCATGATGAATAAGACATATCGTATTAAGAAAGTTAGCATGGACTTGTATCGTTCTACAATTTTAAAAGAAGCATTAACTACAGCAGGATTTGAAGTTGAAATTGTACGTCGTGGACCAGCCACACATAGCATGTTAGCCCCGCTTGTAGAGGAAATGTTTATTAAACAAACAATTGTTTTCGGTGATGATCCTCTTATGCGTTGGTATGTTGGTAATGTATACAAAGAAGAAAAAATGAATGGAAATATTGAATATAAAAAGATTGATAAAGAAAAGCGGAAAACAGATGGGTTTTTCGCCTTTTTGCATGCCTTGAATTTTGATGCAGAATTAAGTGAACATAAACAACTTACTCCGGGAACATTCAAAGTAAGAACTTATTAGAAAGGTAGGTGAAGAAATGGGGCTAATAGATTGGATAGGCGGTTGGTTTGGAAAGAGAAACAGGGAAGTACTAAAAAGTTATTTATATGAATCTTCTCTTGATTTTTATTTTAAAAAATTAGCTGTAAATACTTGTGTAGATTTAATTGCGAATACGCTTGTACGTTGTGAATTCCAAACTTTTGAAAAAGGAAAAGAAGTCCGAAATGAAAACCATTATTTATTTAATGTACAACCAAATCAAAATCAAAATGCATCTCAATTTATGCATAGATTAGTTTCACATTTGATTTATGATAACGAATGTTTAGTTATCATGCATAACGATCAACTTTATGTAGCAGATAGCTTCAATAAAGAAGAATTTGCATTAAGAGAAAATTGGTATACAAACGTTACAATAAATGATTTCACTTTTACCCAGAAGGTATTTAAAGAGAGTGAAGTTTTTTATTTTCAATTAAATGATGAAAATATCATGAATGTAATAGATGGTTTATATGGAAGCTGGGGAAAGTTAATTACTTCTGCAACGAACATTTATAAGCGATCTAATGCGATGCGAGTTGTAGTAAAAGGTGATTTTTTGAGACCGCAAACTGATGAGATGCAAGAACAAATTGATGCAATGTTTAATGATCAGTTTAAAACATTTTTCGAGGCGGATAATGCAGGTGCTGTTTTCCAATTACAAGATGGATATGAATTAGATAATTTCAGTAATACTTCAAAGGGGAATAAATTAGATAGTCGAGATATTAAATCATTGGTAGATGACATTATTGATTTTGTTTCTATGGCTTTTCATATACCAAAGGGAATGTTAAAAGGTGATGTGGTTGATGTATCTAAACAAACGGATAATTTCCTTATGTTTTGTATCAATCCACTTATAGAATTAATTACAGATGAAATAAATCGAAAGTTTTATACAAAAGAAGAGTATTTAGGGCGAACATATTTGAAAGTTGATACAAGTCGAATTAAACATGTGGATATTACAGAACTTGCAAATGCTTGTGATGTATTTTTCCGAATTGGTGTAAATTCAATTAATGACATTTTACGAATGTTAGGACGTGAACCTATAGATGAGGAATGGGCAGAAATGCGTTATGTTACTAAGAACTATGAATCAGTTGAAAGCGCGGAAGCGATGAAAGGAGGTGTACAAAATGACAACAATCCAAATTCCAAAAATCAATAAGCGTTTTGAAGTATTTAACAAAGTAGAAAATGATGAAACGGACTTATTTTTATATGGTTCTATTGGTTCAGGATGGTTTGCTGATATTACAGCCGATGACGTGAAGTATAAATTAGATAACATTTCTACTGGTACGATTAATATCCATATTAATTCACCAGGAGGAGATGTATTTGAATCTATTGCAATCCATAATCTTCTTAAAAATCATAAAGCGAAAGTTAATGTTTATATTGATGGTTTAGCGGCATCAGGTGGTTCTGTTATCGCGATGGCAGCAGATAAAATTGTTATGCCGAAAAATACCATGATGATGATTCACAAGGCATGGACATATGCAGCAGGTAATTCAGAGGATTTAAGAAAAGTAGCTAATCAATTAGAAAAAATTGATACGGCAGTAACAGAAAGTTATACAACTCGTTTTGTAGGAGAGAAAAATGAACTTGAAACACTTCTAGCGGAAGAGACTTGGTTAACCGCTGAAGAATGTAAAACGTTTGGTTTCTGTGATGAAATTTCAGATGAAATAGAAATCCCAGAAGATGACGAAGATGATGAGTTAGAACCAAAGGCAAAGATATTAAACAAATATAAATCATCCGTCAATAAACAAGAAGAACCCAAAGAAACTACTCATAATAGCAAAAATGCATTATTTACATTACTAACAGCTTTAAACACTCCAAAACGGTAGTGTTTTTTATTTTGCATAAAAACAGGAGGAATTTAAAAATGAAAAATTTAGATCGCGAAACTCAAAAACAAAATGAAATGAGAGAGAAGTTATTAAATGCAATGAATAGTGGTGATGAGGAACAAGCAGCGACTGCTATGATTGATTTCGCAAACTCTATTCAAGAAAACATTATCAATGAAGCGCGACAAGCTGTAAACGAAGATTTAACAGATCAACAAGTAATGGTAAGTAGAGGGCTACAAGTTTTAACAAAAGATGAGCAAACATATTACAACACTGTTATTGCTAATAAAGGTTTTGCGGGTGTAGAAACACTAGTTCCAGCAACTGTATTCGAACGTGTATTTGAATATTTACGTACAAACCACGCACTATTGAACTACATTGAATTTGTAAATACTACTGGCGTTACAGACTGGATTGTCAAAAAGGGAAATGTACAGTCTGCTTGGTGGGGAAAACTTTGTGAAGAAATTAAAGAATTATTGGATGATGGATTTGAAGTTATAACAACTAATCTATATAAACTAAGCGCATACGTTCCAGTTTGTAACGCAATGTTAGATTTGGGCCCGATTTGGTTGGATCGTTATGTTCGTGAAATTTTAACTGAATCAATGGCTATTGCATTAGAAGAGGCAATTGTAAATGGTACTGGTAAAGATCAACCGATTGGAATGATGAAAGATCTTAATGGAGCAGTTACTGCAGGTGTTTATCCAGATAAAAAGGCAATTGCACTTACTAGTTTATCGCCCAAATCATTAGGTAAAGAAGTAATGGCACCACTTACAAAAGATGGTCGTCGTGCAGTAAGTAATGCGTTAATGATTGTGAATCCACTTGATTATTGGGAAAAAATCTTTCCAGCAACAACGTTCTTAACACAAAATGGTGCATATGTATCTGGTGTATTACCAATTCCAGCAACAGTTCTTCAATCTCTAGCTGTTCCAAAAGGAAAAATGGTTGCAGGAATTGCACGAGATTATTTTATGGGTGTTGGTTCAACTCAAAAAATTGAAACATCAACAGAATATAAATTCTTAGAAGATGAAACAGTGTATCTATCTAAACAATATGCGAATGGTCGTCCGAAAGATAACGAATCATTCTTAGTATTTGATATCAGTGGTTTAAATGCTGATAATGAAACGCCTACACCCTAATAAATCCTCCACATTAAGAGTGGAGGAAGTTGATTTTAATAGTATGTTAAAACCAGAATTAGTTGCTTATGCAAATCAACATAATATAGATATTTCTTCAGCGACATTAAAAGAGGATATCCGAAAAATTGTAGAAGAAGCAGCAACAAGTGGTGATTAAAATGGAACAAACATTAAGTGAAGCATTACTTGAAGATGTGAAAAGCCGTTTAAGGATCACTTGGAATGATGAAGATAAACAATTAATAAAAATAATTGAACGTGGAAAGGCGTATTTACAAAAACTTTGTGGTACGTCTTTTTCTTTTGAAGAAGAAGATCAAGTGAAGCAATTACTTATTGAACGATGCAGATATGAGTATAACAACGCCTTGGAGGATTTTGAAAAGAATTTCCGAGGAGAATTGCAGCGTTTAATTATAGAATCTGCCTTGAAAGAGAGGGCAAAAGGTGAAGTCATACAATGAAACGTTTAATGATGGTTTTTTGAGATATGGACGCACAGAAACGAAGCGTAGTGAAAATGCAAAGCGGATCAAAGGTATTTTTTCAGAAGAAGGAAAACTAGCTTTTAGAGAATTGTCAGCAAGGGACAGTGACTATCAATCTTGCGGATTATTAAATGCAAAGTTAGATAAAAAGGTAAAGACTTTATTCCCTCCTTCATTTCGTTCTGTTAATAAAAACAAATTAAAAGTAGTTATAAATCAATTGGAATACGATGTCATAAAAGTTGATTCAGATAAACAGTATTTATATTTCTATTTACAGGAAGTAGGTGGACATATTGCTGAGTAACGAACAATCAAAAAAGCGACTCCAGAAAATGAATAGCTTGTTAATAAAAAAATTAAATGAAGCATTCAATGTAGAGATTTACCAGGATCAAGTAAGTGAAGATGAAGAAGAAAATTATCATTACTTCATATTTGAAACAGGTGGCTTTGAAAAAACAGAAAACAAATTAACACTTAGGCAACACGTTTTAATTCGTTATTACTCTGAAAATCGAGATGACTTAGACGAAAGAATGCTAGATATTATTGCAACACTTGAAGCTACAGGACATTCTTTTCAGCGTTCTGATAAAACATCTATTCAAAAAGGAGAAACTGACGAATACGTTGATGAAATTGAAATTTATGTAACGAGAAGTGTTAAATATGGCTGCTAATTCATGGAGTGTTGAGTTTGGTGATATTGAAGCCTTAGAAAGAAAAATGAAACAAATACCAAGGAAATCAGAGCAAACACTTAATAGAGTTTTGCATACTGACGGTGTGAATCTTGCAGTCGAGTTCATTCAGCCTAAAATTCCAGTTTCTACGTGGAAAGGGCGAGTGAGAAATAAAAAACACGCCAAAGATCAAAAAGCTTTAACGAATAGCAAATTAAACTTAGGTTTTATGATTCGCCCAACACCTAGATTCAATTATTTAAAGTATCCCGATTTAGGGATAGGAAATTCAAAGAAAAACACACCGCGAAAAATATTAGAGCGTGGTTTGCAAACAGCTACGCCGAAGATATCAGAACGCTTAAATACAGAATTAGATAAGGTTATCAATCAAACATTAGGAGGTTAATCATAATGGCAAAAACAGTTATTGAAGAATTTGATTCTATGTCATTTACAAACGTAGGTATTCAATTTATTGAAGGTGGTGTTCAGCAAACCGGAACAAAGTTCGGTTGCGTCGGAACAATTGAAGGTGAAACGGAAATGCTTGAGATGGTAAAAAAATGCGAAGGGTTAGAGGTTAAAAAGGTTTCTAAGCCTACTAAAATGACTTTGACTCTTTCTGGTCATTTACGTGTAGACGTACTTAGAAAGATTTTTGGAATTAAGACAGAGGGCTTAAAAGCTGGTGTATGGTCTTACGGGACAAAATCAAAAGGAAAATCATTTGTTTTAACAGCGGATGTAATTGATGAATTTGCAGATTTAAAGAAAATGGTTGCCTTTTCTAACTGTGCATCTACGACGGGATTCAAATTCAAGGTAGAAAACGGTGCGGATGAATTAGCAGAAACGGAATTAGAATTTACAGCACTTAAAGATAGTAACGGTGAATTTTATTATGAAGCATTATTTGATGAAGTGGACGATGTGCAGGTAAAAGAGAAATGGCATACACAATTCACGCCAAGTCTTGTAAAACTGTAAAAATAACAGTAACAACTCAATCAAAAAAGGGGACAAGTAACCTATGAAAGTCGAAATCGTAAAATTAAAAGAAGTAGAAGTTGTAAATGTAGATGGGTACTTTAAGGCAATTGAAAAAAATCATCAAACAGTTCCTTGCTTTATTACGAATGCTGCAATGCAACGAGGACAAAGTTTAGGTTTAATCGAACAATCACTTATGCAAAGTTTATTTAAAATGAATAATTTAGCAAACGTGAATCCAAACGAAATCGATAGCGATGCATTACAGGGTTTCAATGAAATTGAGATGCAAAAAATTATTTATTTAGGATGCCTTGGGGCGAATAAACAATTTCCATATAACTTTGAAGAATTCATTGAAATATTCCATTATTCTTTTGAAGAAACAATGGAGCTGTATTCTAAGTTAATTTCAAATATAACAAATGGAAAGAAAAATAATTTTGCTAAAGGTTTAGCGGGTAGTGCAAAGTCTGGCGGAAAAAAGAAATAAAGCCACCGAAAATAAACATTGAATGCGTAGAGGACAAATATGTTCTCTACGTTTTAATTTATGGGATTGATCCAGAAGTTTTTTGGCATTTTCCCGTCGCATCGGTGGAGCGAATAGCAGAAGGGAAGCTTGCCTTTGATAGTTGGAAAGCTAATCCACGCTAAGAAAAGGCAGGTGAAAATATGGCGAATGGACCAGAGTCAAGAATAACGTTTAAGGTTTTTAATCAAGAATTTAATAAAGCAATGGGCGAAATGAAGAATGAAAGTTCTAAGTTACGCCAAGAGTTCACATTGCAACAAGAACAACTTAAATTAAGTGGGACAGAAACCGAAAAATTAAATGCTAAGTTAGGATACTTACAACAGCAACAGCAATTAGCTGCACAAAAGGTTGCAGCTACAGAACAGCAATTAAGTAAAGCTAAAGAAATGTATGGTGAAAATTCTACTGAAGTTGAAAAATTATCTCGTCAGCTAGGAAACGCTCAAATTGCTGAACAAAAATTTTCGAATCAGATCAAAGAAACCGAATCAGCTTTACAAAGATTAGAGCAACAAAACAGTAGTACAGCACAAGCCATAAATAAACTAGGAACAGAAGAAACAGAGCTTGTAAATAAATCAGCGAAATTACGTGCAGAGTATGATTTGCAACGCGCATCATTAGGCAATAACGCTACAGAATCAGAAAAGTTAGGTGCAAAGCTTCAGTACCTAAGTCAAGCGCAACAAAACGCCGCACAACAAACGAAAAACTGTGAACAACAGTTAGCGGCAGCTAAATCACAGTATGGTGAAAATTCCGCTGAAGTTAATAAACTAGAAACGAAGTTATTACAGTTAAATACAGCAGAGCAACAACTGAAAAACCAAATTGAAACCACAAATCGAAGTCTGAAAGAACAAGAAGATGAAGCAAAAAGAGTAGCAAGTTCAACCAAGCAATTAGAAACTCTTTTTGAAGCAACTGGAACTAGTGTAGATCATTTTGCGAATGCATTAGGTGGTCATTTAACGTCAGCGATTAAGCAAGGAACAGCCTCATCTTCTCAATTAGATGAGGCTATTAAACGTATTGGACGGGAAGCATTAGGAGCAGAAACGGATATAGAGAAATTACAAAGGGCTCTCCGGTCTGTAGATGATGGTAATTCAATACGGCAAGTGCAAAATGAATTAAGAAACCTGCAGCAAGAAGCCGAAAGAACAGAGAAGAAGTTTGAAGGGCTAAAAGTAGGACTTGAAAATGTTATCGGTGGTATGGCAGCAGGTGGCGGAATTGCAGCCGCTATTGAAAAATCGATGGATATGTCAAAGCTACAAACCAAAATTGACATAAGTTTCAATGTCCCGGAATCCTCTAAAAAATCTGTAGAGGAAGCTGTAAGGGGCATTTCAGCATATGGATTAGATGCTGAAGAAGCTCTTGAAGGTGTAAGGAGACAATGGGCATTAAATAAAGATGTTAGTGATGAAGCAAATGCTTCTTTTGTAAAAAGCGCAGCTGTTATTTCTCAATCATATGCAGGTATTGATTTCACGGAATTAATTCAAGAGGTAAATGAAGTAGGTAGCGAATTAGGTCTTACACAGGAAGGCGCTCTTGGATTAACAAATGCCTTGCTTAATATGGGTTTCCCACCAGAACAATTAGATATCATTGCTGAATACGGCGGGCAGCTTACGCGAGCTGGCTACAATGCTGAAGAAGTACAAGCGATTATGGCAGCTGGGGTTGAAACAGGCACCTGGAATTAGATTATAGTTCCCTTGTATGGCGACATACAATGAAAAACTCCTTTAATTCAGTGAAACTCTCAAATGAGACAATACTGAGCGAAGCCTTTTTATTAAGGAACGTGCAACGACTAGTCGAAAGACGTAGGGTGTAAGCAAATGACACTCGAAACGGGGAGCAACTCAAGTAGTTGAAGATATAGTCTAATCTATGCGGTGACGTATAGCAGTTCATAAGAGAACGGGCGTGACGTTGCGAATCACGTTGAATATAAATGATTGATAATCTCTTAGATGGTCTGAAAGAAGGTCGTATTAAAGCGGCTGAATTCGGTCAAGGTGTCGATAAAGCTATGACAGAAGCTCTTGAAGGTACAAAAATTTCAGCAGAACAGGTTCAAAAATGGGGAGTAGCTGTAGCAAACGGTGGTAAAGCAGGTTCAGTAGCAATGACTGAAATTGCAAAGGCTTTATCAGAGGTTGACGATGAAACCAAACGGAATGAATTAGGTGTTAAGTTTTTCGGAACAATGTATGAAGATCAAGGGCAAAACATTATTAATACTTTGCTAGGCGCGAAAGATAAAACTATTGATTTCGGAAAGCAGCAGGAACAATTGAATGATTCCATTAAGAAAATGGATGCGAACCCAGCAGTTAAGTTCCAAAAGGCAATGCAAGACTTGCAAACGGCTCTCAAACCTGTTCTTGGGGTTATAGCTGATGTTGTTGCTAAAATCGCAGATTGGATTTCTAACAACCCTAAATTAGCGGCTACATTAGCAGCTGTAGCAGTAGCTATTGGTGTGATTTCAGGAGCATTTATGGCGTTAGCACCAATAGTTGTCGTTATATCGGGGATAGGGGCTGCCATGATGGGATGGATAGCTCTATTTGCCGTCATTGTAGCCGCGGTAGTCGCTTTAGGTATTACGATATATGAAAATTTTGATTCCATAAAAAAATGGACGATCGATATTTTTAATTCTATAGGCGAATATCTATCGCAAATGTGGAGCGGAATAGTTGAAACGGCATCAACTTGGTTATCTATTCTTGTAGAATCAGTGTCTGGCTGGTGGTCATCTTTAGTAGAATCAACGAAAATATGGTTCTCTTCCTTGGTTGAAACGGCATCGACTTATTGGGCATCTTTAGTAGAGACGGCTTCCTCATGGTTATCTTCTTTAGTTGAAACAGTAGTAGGGTGGCTCTCTTCTTTGGTTGAAACGGCGTCAACTTGGTGGTCGAACTTAGTTGGAACGGCATCTCAATTCTTTATGCAATTGTTCCAAAAATGGCAAGAAACATGGAATTCTATAGTTACATTCTTAGATCCTATTATTTCGTTTATTTCTACGATTCTTGAGGCAGGGTGGTTATTAATACAAGCGGGAGCACAAATTGCTTGGATGTTAATATCTCAATATATTATCCAACCAATTCAAGACGCTTATAATTCGGTACGTGCAAAAATTGGAGAATTGGTTACATGGCTTGGTACGCAGTGGGAAATTGCCAAGGCTATGGCGCAAGTTGCTTGGGGATTATTCAAGCAATATATTATTCAACCAGTCCTGGAAACTTGGGCTTTAGTGAAGCGGAAATTTAGTGATTTAGTTTCTTGGCTTGGTTCACAGTGGGAATTAGCGAAATCTTACACACTAGCAGGGTGGAAATTGATAAAACAGTATGTAATTCAACCAGTCCAAGAATTGTGGAGCTGGACGAAACAAAAGATTTCGGATTTAGCCAACTGGATATTAGGGAATTGGGAATCTATAAAATCTTATACACTTGCAGCGTGGCAGTTAGTTTATAAATATATAATCAATCCAGTTATTTCAGCCTACAATTCAACGAGGGAAAAATTTGATAGTTTAGCTAATGCAGCAAGAATAAAATTTGATTCTGTGAAAAATGCGGCTCTCGAAAAGTTTGAAGCAGCAAAGAACTATATTGTTGATCCAATTAGGGAAGCGGTTAATAAGGTGGGCGGTTTTATTGATAAAATCAAAGGATTCTTTAGTAATTTAAAACTGAGAATTCCTAGTCCTACAATGCCGAAATTACCACACTTTAGCTTGCAAACTAGCATAATGACATTTATGGGAAAAGCTTTTACTATTCCAGCGGGTATTAACGTAGACTGGTATGCAAAAGGTGGCATCTTCACTAAGCCCACAATTTTCGGGATGAACGGTGGAAATTTACAAGGTGCTGGCGAAGCCGGACCGGAAGCGGTGTTACCTTTGAATAAAAAAACACTCGGATCAATTGGTGAAGGAATTGCGGCTACAATGCAGAATTTGCCTTCGAATAATCAATTGTTTGGGGTTGTAGAAACCATGAAGCAAAGTGTAGCTAATACAATCCAAAATGTAGCTTCTCAATTATCCAAAATTAACGCTGATGATGGATCAAACGCATTAGGAGAAGCACTTTTACAAAGTGTACCTAATATGGCTGTAACAACTTCTGGTGGTGCTAATCAGCAAACAATTGAAGTTAATTTTTATAATACTGTACGAAATGATAAAGATATTGACCGCATGTTTGAAAAAGCCGATGATTGGTTTACGCAAAAAGGACGTAACTTAAATATTGGAATAGGGAGGAATTGATTTGCTAGATATGGGAATTGATAAGGAATTAGCGAGTGACTATAAAATATGCATGGTAGATCGTCCCGCTATTCCAACAGCAAAACAAAAAATAGAATATATAGAAGTACCAGGTAGACATGGTGCATTAACAAAAAAAGGGGCGTTCGAGGACGTCCCTTTAAAAATTAAGTTTAACTTATTGGAAGAAGAAAATATAAAACCTTTAATCCGACGCATCAAGGCATGGCTCATGAATGGCAAAACACTATATTTCACTGATGATAATGTGTATCGAAAAATTAAATCTGTAGAAATTGGTGATATCGCAAATGAGATTGAAGAGTATGGAGAGTTTCAAGTTGAATTTACTCTTGACCCTTTTGAATACACTGAAGATATAAGTTTAAAACTAGATAAGCCTGGTGTTATTTATAATCCTGGAACGTTCGAATCAGAACCAAAACTATGGATTGTTGGTGTTGGAAATTTAAGAGTAACAATTAATGATATTTCTTTTAGAATAAAGAATGTTATAGGTTCTGTAGTAGTAGATTCTGAGATATTAGAAGCATATTTAGATACCGTATCATTAAATAATGTGATGGAAGGGGAATTTCCAATACTAAAAGTAGGACCTAATAACATACAGTGGTCAGAAAATGTTGAATATATACAAATAAAACCACGGTGGAGATATTTATGATTACGCTATACAAAGCAGATGAGACTAATTTTACTAACAATGGAATTGGTATTTTAGATAAACATATTTATAACGCAACTGTTGAGGAAGAACTCAACGGTTTATTTGCATTTACATTTAGTTATCCTTTATTTGCACCACATGGAATCAAAATTGATGGTATGAGTATTATTAAAGTCCCTACACCAGATGGTGAACAATTATTCCGTGTAGTTAATCCACGACCAAATATGGGCGAATTAACGGTACAATGTTATCACATTTTTTATGATTTAACAGAAAATCTGATTGAAGATATATTTATACAATCAACAAATGGAAACGGAGCAATGAACCGTTTATCTACAGGGTGTCAATACAAACATCCTTTTGTTTTTTACTCTGACATTACAACAACAGCAAGTGCGCGTATCGTAAGGAAAAACCCGGTCGAAGCTCTTTTAGATAAGGGGCAAGATAATTCATTTATAAATCGTTGGGGCGGCGAGTTACAGAGAGATAACTTTGATGTGAAAATGTTGAGAAATCGTGGCATGAATCGTGGTGTTGTGATTGAACATAAGAAAAATTTACTTGGCTATGAAGGGAGTGTTGATTGGAAAAGTCCTATCACTAAAATTATGCCTCAAGGATTTGATGGTCTACTTCTTCCAGAAAAATATGTAGATAGTCCAAATATTATTAAATACCCTCACCCTAAAATAAGAGTGATGGAATTTAAACATATTAAAGCAGCAATTGGTGAATATGCAGATGATAAAGATGCTGTTCCTTTAGAGGAAGCGTATAGATTATTACGTCGAGCCGCCGAGGACATGTACACGATTCAAAAGGTTGATCTTCCAAAAGCTACATATAAAGTTGAATTCCAAGAACTTTCTCAAACAGAGGAGTATAAAGATTATGCTGTTTTACAGCAGGTATATTTAGGTGATACCGTCACTGTTAAACATAAAGAAGATAATCTTGATATTCAAGCGAAAGCTATTTCTTATAAATATGATCCAATAAAAAAAGAATATATAGAAATAACTTTAGGTAATTTTAAAGAGTCTTTTACAAATGTGGTTGGCAAATTAGATCAAATTCAAAATGAAATTTTAGAAATGCCCAGCTCTATATTAGAAGCCGCAAAGGAAAACGCAACAAACCTTATTAACTCTGGGTTTGGTGGGCATGTTCGTGTTTATCCTGATCGTATTTTAATTATGGATACCAAGGATGAAATGACTGCTAAAAAGGTTTGGCAATGGAATATCAATGGATTGGGGTATTCTTCTAGAGGAATAAATGGACCCTATGGAACAGCTATTACAAATGATGGACGAATTGTTGCGGATTTTATTACCGCTGGAACACTTACTGGTGATTTAGTACGTGGCGGTGAGGTAACTGGTTCAACCTTACGCACAAACGACGGTTGGAACTATGTTCACATTCAAAAGCAATTCATCCGTTTAATGGAGTCGGATTTATGCAGAGTTTTTCTTGGATACTATAATGATCGCACAGGTCAAATTCAACCAACAGTTGTATTGGGAGGGGATTCTAGTTTTCAAGACGGTTCTGTTGTCTTAAGTAAACAGCCAACGCAAGGATTCTTAGGAATAATAAATGGAAAAGATTCTTATGGAGACCCTTATTTCGTAAGTTCAGTTGCTTTCAAAAGATCAGGTGATTTGAATCTTAGTGCCGGAATGAATGGTAATGTAACTGTTAAATCTGGTAAAGGTATAGGTCATTATGCGCAAGGTGGCTCGTTTTGGGCAGAGGCAACGGGCGGGATAACATTAAACGGCGGGGCTAAAACCGTATGGTTGGAAAGTCAGTCTTCTATTGTTTGCAGCTTAAACGGAAAAAATATGCTTGATGTAGTGGATAACAATGGAGAAACGGATTTACGATTTCAAACATTATTACTTAGAAATGGAGCAGTACCTGGTTATGCAGGTAAATTACAGGTTAAATCTGGTTCGGGTACTTCGTATGCACCTGTAATGGCGAGTAATTTTGAAACATCATCACAACGTAAGTATAAAACGAACATTAAAGATGTACAGATTAATGCTTTAGAAAAAATTATGGGATTAAATATTCAACAATATAATTTGAAAACAGAAATGGAACAATTGTATGAAATGCGGATGAATCGTCAAGAAGACGATTCGACTATATTTACTACAAATGATATTCCAATTCGATATGGTTGGATTGCAGATGATGAAAATACTCCTGAGTGTTTCGTTACAAAAGAAAGAAATGCAGCTGAAATATATTCTTCTTTATCTCTTCAAATTAGAGCGTTTCAAGAAGAAAAAATTGCAAAGGATGCTGAAATCAATGCATTAAAAGAAGCAAACAAACAGATGAATCGTAGAATTGAGGTTTTAGAAAAAATGTTAGTTCAAAAATTATAAATGAGAAATCAGAGCAGCATTCATAAGCTGGTCTTTTTTATTTTGATTAAAAGGAGTGTAATCAATGAACAATCAGTCATACGAAATTACTGTAGATACACGGAAATCTATTAGTCATTCTAATATAGAATTTTCCCAAAACAATCTAAATATTTCAGAACTTATTTTTAATATTACTGAAGATGGAACAAACTTCACTTTAAATGACACGGATAAGATCATTGTATATTTTGAGAAACCAGATAAAACAGTCGTATTTCAAGATAAAGAAGTTGAGTTGTTAGATAAAGAAAAAGGGAAAATTAAAGTTTTATTAACATCACAGACTCTTGTGAAAGCTGGTGATGTTAAAGGTCAAATTTCTATTGAACGCATAGAAGATGGAACAAGAAAACGTGTGAATACTTATGATTTTAGTTTTAAAGTACGTTCTTCAATTGCATCAAATGACTCAATTGAATCTACAAATGAGTTTCAAATATTTGATAAAATCATGGTTGCGGGAGAGAAATTTAAAGATTTTGAGGATGAGGATTTTGATGAACTCATTGCAGCTGGGGAACTAGCAAAGGGAGCATTACCAAAGTCAGGCGGTACTATGACGGGTAACCTGTTAATGAATAACCCTTCTGGTGCTATCTCACATAGATATAGCGCAGGTGCAACGCCTGTACAAGTTGGGTGGGAAGCACTAACGGACGGGCAATTCCGTATGTATGACTGGAAGAATAATAGAAACGTTCTTAGTTACGACCCTGTTACTGATGTTCTTAATATCAATAGAGGTACAAACGTAGTTAAAAGTGCCGGTGATACGATGACGGGAGACCTTAGAATTGAAAGAGGAACGAGTGAGAGGGCTTTCCATTTCTATAAGAACGGTGCTACAACTACCAAACTTTTAGATAATGATAATACAACAGCCCTTTACTCAGTAGATAACGCCGAAACCGTATGGCGGTATAACAAGGGCAATAAAACTTTCGAGGTAATGTCATCAAATACTAACCTTGTCAAGAAAACAGGGGACACAATAACAGGAGTATTAACGCTAAGTGGAGTAGCATCACAGCTAAGACTTGATGATAAAGCACCATCAATCCGTATAGACCAACCTAGTGATACAACAACTACTAGTGCACGAGGCTTTACCGTTAATGAGAATAATGTAATAAAAGGCGGCGTAGGTCGTATACGTAACGGTACTTCAACAGACCAAATGTATATCGGATGGGGAGAAAACCCGTGGAGCGAGAACACTAGTTTAACAGTTAGCGATACTAAGTTATTATACAAAAATAAACCTGTAGCAATGCGAGATAAGGACGGACAGACTACACTGACGTTAACAGCCGAAGCGACTAACGTTAATTCAGGGTATATGCCTTTAGTTGAAAGAAGAGGTAATACCGTAACGATGCGTATGGAAATATCTAGAAATGCGAACTCAACTAGTCCAGTAGTATGCAACTTACCTGCTGATTTAAGACCTCCTATCACCTTGAGTGAATATTTTGTAGCTAATGACGGGACTGCTGTAGGTGTCAATGTAATATGGGATGGAAAAGTAGAAGTGTATACGACTGGCAAACCAGTTAAAATTGTATTTACTTACGTAGTTAACTAAGGAGGAGAATATATGGCTAAATATTACGGCTATTGTTATGACAATGAAGGCAAGTTCACGGAGCAGATCCCTTTAGAGGAACGCCCGATTTACGAAAAACAAACTACTTACCGTGAAGAACTAAAAGAAGTTGTCACAGAAGAAAAGTTATGTGAGTTACACCAATCTATCGAGGATGGTACTTTCGAACCTGTAGAGGGTGAAGCAGAACCGATTCCGAAGTACGATTGTCCGAATTGCGTAATGCACAAGGTAGATTATGAACCTGTCAAAGTGCCATACGAAGAAAATGTTATTGTAGGTTACGAGCCAGATATCCCACCAAATTGCACTTTAGAGATTTGCCCAGATTTAATTTATGCCCCAATATTCAAGGATGGTAAATGGGTTAAAACGGCTGAACCAAAGCCAGAAGAACCAAAACCAGAAGAACCATCGGAGTTAGAAAAACTAAAAAAGCAGATGGAACTAACTCAGCAAGCGCTGGATGAACTATTATTCGGAGGTAAGTAAGATGGCAAATTATTTGGGGCAAAGGATTATCGATGAAGCATACACTTACGATTATGTTATTTCAAAGCGTCCAGACTTAAAAAGTGGTATCGACTTATACCTAATTAAAAATCAAAGAGTAGATTTAATTACAGGCGCGCAATAGTGGGCTTTTTTATTTTGAACAAAATACGGCTTTGAGTAAAAATTCAATTCATAGATCAGGAGGAGCGACTTCGCTTCTCTTTTTATTTTGAGGAGATGATCAGTGTGAAACGAATAGTAGACCAAGAAATTTATGAAAAGTATGTTAGCCAAGAAAACAAAAACCTAGTCAAAGATTTTCTAATCGAAAAGAAAGCACAAGGGAAAGCGGCAAGCACTTTACAGCAATATCATTGGGATTTACGAATTATTTTGTTTCTATTACATCAACACTTCGAAAATAAAAATCTAATTGAATTAACACGTAAGGATATTCGAAACTTATCTATTATTTTTCAAGAGTTGGGAATGTCTAATGCACGTGTAAATGGACTGATGAGTGCATTAAGGTCCGCGTTAGAGTTTTGTGCAGATGATGACGACTATGATTATGAATTTAATGTAGGTTCACGGGTTAGAGGATTACCTAAGAATCCAGTCAGAGAAATCACTTTTATAACTGAAGAACAAATTGAGTGGTTAATCGATGAACTACTTGAACAAGAGAAATATATGCTAGCAACCTATTTAGCGCTTTCTTACTACAGTGCAGCAAGGAAGAATGAAGTTTACCAAGTTCAAAAAGAAGAACTAACAGAACGTTATTTTACGAATGTAGTACGTGGTAAGCGAGGTAAGAAATTCAGATTGTATTATAATCCCCGAGTACAGAAATGTATTCGTTTATATATAGAACAGCGCGGTAAAGATGTTATTCCGGATTTGTTCGTACGAGTTTATAAGAATGGTGAACGAAAACTTTTAAATAAGAGCGTATTTAATTACTGGTGCAAGATATTTTCTAAGATGTTATACGAAAAAGAAGGTAAGGAATATAAAATGAATCCTCACTGTTTTCGTCATAGCAGATTAGATAATTTAAAAGTTCAAGGTGTACCACTCGAAAAATTAAAATCACTTGCAAATCATTCGGATATTTCGACAACACAATCCTATTTAAAAGATAGGAGTGAGGAAGATATTGCAGATATTTTCGGAATGGATCCAAGTTGCTTTGCAGCTTAAAAGGAGGCTTAATAAATGCCAGAACAAAAACATGATGACTTTAAGGAATTATTAGTTGGATTAACAAGGGTGGAAACAAAGTTAGATACGCTTGGCAACGTTAAGGATGTTGCAATTGAAGCGCAGCAGTCAGCGAAAAGCGCTCATTTAAGGATTGATCGATTAGATAAATTTGTATTTTGGATTGGTACTACAGTAGTTGGAGCTATTATCACGGGTGGGATAATGGCTCTTTTTAAATTCGCAGGGAAGTGATCGTATATACGGTCACTTTTTTTATTGAAAGGAGGTGAGGTTATGAAAAACTTTGATGCAGCTTCAATTAGTCGTTATGTCGTATTAGTAATCGCTGTGATTAACAGTGTTTTGAATCTTATTGGGTACCAAACGATTGATGACAAAATTACAAATGATTTAGTGGCAGTAATTACAGGAGCTTTCACTCTATATATGGCATGGAAGAATAACTATTTAAGCAATAAAGGATTACAACAAAAAGATGTATTACAAAAAAATAACTTACACTAAAAGGAGATGTTGAATAATGGGTTGTTTCGCAGGATCAGGTGGTCACAATAGTATCGTACAAGGTGCAAATAGCGCTTATGGGAAAGAACATGTGGAGGATAGAAGGTTTCTTGACGCAGTTGCTAAATATGTACAAGCAGCTGGATGGAAGTATGTGAATTGTTCTGACGAAGTAGGAACGACAAAATACGATGTTTGGAATAATGCAGCCAATAACCATTTACGTGTAGTGGATAGTGATGTAGATTTACAGTTTCATTTAAATGCCACTCCAGGCGGTACAGGTTGTGAAGTGTGGTTACATCCTTCATACGGAAATAGAGAATTGGCGGCAAAGATTTCAAAGGCAATGGCTGATGCATTTGGATTGAGAGATCGAGGGATTAAATTTTCTACGGATTTAGGATGGATTAATAAAACTAAGACTGGATTACTCCCTGAAATTTGCTTTATCGATAATGAAACAGATATGCAAAAATACCGTGCTAACTTTGATAAGGCAGCTAAAGCGGTAGCTGAGGTTATTGTTGGCAAATCAATTCAAGCAAACCCAAATGATGGAGGAGTGGAGATTATCGTGAATAAATTTAGTAAAGTTGTTACGTATGAATTTGGTACAGCGTTAGTACCTGAGATGTTAGGAATGATGGATGCTCTTGGATATAAATCTAATATTGTTTCTTATGGAGACAAACAAGGGTTAGTTCGTTTTGAAACAGATTACCGTCAAGGGAATGAGCTAGATAGAGCAACTGCATGGTTAGATGCGAAAGGTCTTAAATACTACTATACAAAAGAATAG